TCTGACTGAGCTCGCCTCGATCGCTGGCCTCCCTCAGTTATCGCACGAATGCCAGCCTGGTACCGAACGGGCCTTCACCATTATCGACGCACATTTGCATATCGAATCGGGGATGGTGATCGGTGCGACGTTCGGGCAGCAAACCCAGCATGCCGGCGTTGATCATGAATGGGCCGACGAACCCGATTATGAGACGTTCACGATGCGTGAGGTCAGGCGCGAGGTCTGGCGGGGCGATGAGTGGCAGGATGGTGCCTACAGTATCGCAATGCCTCGCGAACGCGCTGGCATGGCTGCAGCGGTCACGATGGGCACGCCCGGCGTGGATGAGCGCGCGGTGGCGACGAAGAACGATGCAATCATCCTGGATGCAGCCGCTGTTGCTCGCCTGGCCGGTGATCCAGCCGATTGGGAGCGCGTCGAGATTCCGGCACTTACCTTCTATCATGGCAAACCGCTCGAACCTGGCTGGGCGTTGCCGCCGCCGATGACCACGATTCGAGCGAAGGAGCGCGGCGGCAAGAACAAGCTGCGCAAGATGACCGATCGCGAGGTCATGGACGCCTATAACGAGGATCCGGCCGCCGTGATGACGGCGCTGCGCGTCCGGCCGTCATCGGAGGCTAATATCGCCGTAAAGGTGATCGAGGAACTGGCGCAGGCGCTGAGCGGCTGGCACGAGCATGAGGCGGAAGCGAAGGCCGAACCCTCCGCCGCGATAATCCCGTTCCCGTCTGAGCGACGGGCAGCCGAGATCGCAGCCGCAACCGAAATTGAGGCGGGATTGCCAACCGACGCGGAAGGCTCTGAAACGCCCGTAGAAGAGGCGAGGGGAAAAACGGCTGTCCTGGAGCCCGCGACGCCTCAAAGCGCATCTGAGGCGGCTCCGGCCGCCCCTGAGGTGGCAACTGACCCTTCAGGCGAGGCCATTGCCGCGATGTTCGAGGAAATGCGCCGCCGGATCGAAGCTCTCGAGGCCGCGGCGAACGGTTGCAGAACGCAACCCGAGGAGGAAAACCCCGCCCCTCCATCGGCGGAAACTGGCGGTGCGAAAAGCAGGGAGGCGCGATTGCGCCTAGTGAGACGCTGTCTCAGGATGCGGCAGCAACTGCGCGGCGAATATGAGCTTATCGACTGCTATGTCGCCGAGAAGCGCGATTTAGGCGAGCGAGCGCACCTCGCCGAGGACTCAATCGCCGCATGGCAAGACAACGCGAAACGCGCCGAGCAGCGAGCGGAAGACGCTGAATTCAAGGCGGCGGATCTGGAGCGGCGGCTCGAGGAGGTGAGCGGCAAGCTCGCAGCGGAGACGGCGCGCGCTGACAGTGCGGACGCGCGGTGGAATATCGTGCTCGACGAAAAGCAGGCGCGCATTGTCGAACTGGAGAACGAGAAGATCGCGCGGCTGAGCGGCGGGCGCATCAAGCTTGCTACTCCCCTTCGTGCGAATGCACGCCCAGCCGTTCCGCTATGGAGGCAGCAATGACCACACATTCGCCGCAGTGCAGCTGGCACTGCGACCAGTACGAGCACGAATGCGATTGTGGGGCCAGCCGCCCTGCAACCTTGGCATGGGCTGAGCGCGAGGTGGTGGCAGCTGAGCGCGGTGCGCGCTTCGCGAATGAGCGGCTCGCCTTTGCGCGGAAGCGCCTAAGAGACCTTCCTAAATCACGGCGCAAGTCATGACTGGCCTCTACGCTGACTATGGGAAGGTGCCGGCGATCGGGCCCGCACCGCTCCAGCCGCGGGATCCGCGCTTCGTTCATGGCCCGACTGAGCTTTGCCAGCTCGCCGGCGTGTGGTCGGGCAAGCCGCTTAAGGGCGGCCCCTGGATCGTGGAGGAGAAGGTCGACGGCATCCGCTGCCTCTGGGTCGACGGGGCGATTCTCACCCGCAAGGGCGAGCCCATGGCCTGCGCCGAGCATCTGCGGCCCGAGTTCGAGCGGCTGCAGCGCCGCTTCGGGCGGCCGATGTTCTTCGACGGCGAGTATTTCGAGGCGGGCGGCTTCCTGCCAACACTCAAGGCTTATCGCAAAGGCGAGGGTTCCGGCAGCTTCTACTGGTTTGATGCGATGCTCGCCTCATTCTGGCGCGATGGTGGCGACGCTGTAGAGTTGTCTTGGCGACGCCAGCAAATGGAGACCGCGCTCGGCGACTGGTCGCCCAAGGGCATCGTGCTGGCGGCGCAGCGCTCCATCGTGGAAAACGAAGACCTCGAGCGCCTGGCGCAATGGTTCTGGGACAAGGGCGGCGAAGGCATGGTCCTGAAGGATGCGAGTGCATCTTACGTCCGCGCTCGACGGCCGTCCTGGCTCAAGGTCAAGCAGAAGCTGCGGCTCGAGGCGGTCTATCTCGAGCGCCTGAAGGAGGGTGCTGCGGCGCGCATCGAGTATCAGGGCCGAAAGCTGCGCGTCGCCGTGCCACCCCCGCTTCGTGGCAATCACTACGCCGCTGGTGACGTCGTCAACGTCGAGGCGATGGAATGGACAGACACCGGCCAGCTGAGGCAAGGCCGGATCGTGGAGAAGAGCGATGTTTGACGATCTGAAGACGCATCTACGGCTCGATTATCGACCGATGGGAGATGTTGCTTTTTCTGGCCGCATCGCAGCAGCAGAAAGGAACGGACATGAAAGACCGCGTGATGATGAAAACCGAAAGCACTGCCGGCACAGCCGAGCACCCTAGTTTCGAGACCATCACTCTGCCCCGGAAGGACAAGAGCGACGTGCGCTGGACCGGCCGCCGGCTGGCTCAGGTCGATAGCGACACCGAAGCACGGGACGGCGGACGCACAAAAGGACGCTGGGCGCGACTTCAGTTGTGGGAACTGGAGAGCGGTGCCTGGTTGGCAGCGTCGATCGGCTGCAGTGACCGCGAGGGCGAGATCGACATCGGCGATATCAAGGTAATTCCAGCCGCTGCCGTTAGCGGCACAGATCCTCGGGGCGACGTGATGGACTTCTTTGGCTGGTCATGGCTGGCGAAGAAGCTCGCTGCTCAGCTGGGCTGGGATATTGTCGAGGTGATCGAAGAATGAGCTATAAACTCTACACTTTCCGACTGCCCGACGAGACCGCCGCGGACTGCGGCTGCCTTTCCCTACTGCTGCAAGACACTCGCAAAGCGTGGTCCCGCGTCGTGCTGGTCGGCGAGGGCGAGCACGAAGGAACGTCGCTCTTGCTCACCAAGGAGCAGCTTTACCAATATGATTTCAATGACTCCCGCCAGCTGGCAGCGGTCCTTGATCGGTTGTTCCTGCGGGCTCACGGCCGTCGCCATTCGGCCGAGGTGATCGAATGACCGGGCGCTGCGAGTGTTCGGTTCGCAATCCACGCGAGCACGAAGAGGGATGCCCGATTTATGGCTACTACGTCATCCCTGATCGTGGAAATGACCGCCCCTCAGCCGTGGAGATGCAAACGTCGCCGACGGAAAAGCCGGAAACCGCCGGCGACGCCGCTCCGCCTCGGGGGCGAGCTGGATAGGTGATCGAATATACGGTCTTCTGCGATGAGTGCGGGGCGGTCATTGCGGCCAGCACCAGTAGTATCCGCGCCGCACGGGCAACGGCTCAACTCGATTGCGGATCAGTCAGCAGCGGCGGCAAGGACTGGTGCCGGCAATGTCGTGCGAAACGCATCTCATCGGCGGCCACAACATCGGTCGGCCATTCGATCCGGGGAACTAGAAAAGGCTGAGAAACTGGAAGTCGCGCTCGAAGCGGTTTGAGCCGCGCTTGGCGAGGCTCGGCTGATCCTCGTTGAAGCCGAAGAACGTGCGTCTTTGCCGATAGGCCGTGGCCTCTGGATCGAAGCAGAGGAACACCGGATCGGTCTTGCCGACATTTTCATCGAGCGGCGAGAACGTGTTCTCCATCTCGGCTTCATTGAGCCAAGCGAGCTTGTAGCCGATCGCCCTGAGACGCGCGCCCTTGCTGACACCGGGCACCCCGTTCCGGCCGAATGTCACGGCACCGAGATCTCGCACATCGCGATTCCATTGGGTCTCGTAATAGCAACTGGGCGCGATCTTCTTGCCGACGACCAGCATCGAGGCCTGGAAGTCTCCGGTGTGGCTGCCGATGTCGATCCTGAGCCACTGCTTCGTCTGCACCGACGGCAGCTCGATGTGGGCATGATAGAGACCGTCGTCGCGCGTGATCGAGGGATTGATGAACGGTACGGCACCGCTGTCATAGTCGGCTGAGCCGTCGACCTCGGCCTGGCTGTCGCCGAGCCTGACGCGGATTGTGGTCGCCGGGCCTGCGTTGGCGGCAAGGACGCCGACGAAGTCGATGTCGACCGCCTCGAGGAGGTTGACGTCGACCCAGAGGTTCGCATTGCCCGACGACTGCCACACCATGCCGCGGTAATAGAATTCGCCGAGATGCGCCGCCGGCCGATTGGCGAGCTCGTTGCCGCTCGTGACCGTCCCCAGGGGCGTGGGAATGACGAAGAAGGGTTTCTGGGCCAAGGTCTGCCGCTCCTATGGGATTGAGTAGGTCCGGCTGTCGCCCGCCGAAGGAGTGCCGCTGGTATCGTTCACCGAAAGCAGAAGCGTCGCGGTGGCAATGTTGTTCGTGTTGCTGCCATAGACCTCGAACTGCTTCAGACCATGCTGGGCATAGAGTGAGTCCGTGGCGTGATCGATGATGATCGATCCTGGCTTCAGACGCTGCCGGCCGAGATCCAGTCCAAGCGTGTCGCCGGATACGACGCCGAATGCCGCGCCGCCGTTGGTTGCCTCGTCGGAGCCGAAGAACACGGCATGACCAGATGCGGAAACGCTGCCTACAAACGCGATGTTCTGTAGTGCGATATTTTCGCTGTGCACACCGATGAATCGGATTTCTTTCGCATAGGCGGTGCCCGCACCAGCAAAATTGTTGCCGGTGTCCTTGACCCAGAGATAGCGATAGCCGCTCGCGTCGTCGCCGCCGGCCGTGAATTGACGCTCTTCGCTGCGCACCGTCTCGGCAAGCGTTGGAACGTCGAGAATCGTGGTCCATGTCGAATTGTCGGCGCTGCCCTCGATCTTGGTCGAATGCGCGGTCTGGTTCGCTGAGAAGGTCCGCGGCAGCACATCGAAGAGTAAGCTTGAAAAGGTGTTGCCAACACCGGCATCGATCGTGAACGTCTGCGGCGACGGTGTGCTGGCCGTAGCCCAGAAGGTCGAGCCATTGCCATCCACGGCGTTTGATGCCGCTCCTGACGACTGATTGCTCGCCGAGACGGTCTTGCCTTGATAGACGTCGGATCCGCCCCAGCTGTCGTAGGCGCGGATTGCATAATACTGGACGATTCCGGTCGCACTGGTGAAGCTCCAGCGGTGGTAGCGATAAGGCGTCGGGCCATTTGCATCGGCGCCGCCGGCCGCCAGCGCGCCAACGCCGCTCGACGACATCACCGAGGCCGCAATCTTGACGCCGGTGAGCGATGCGGCACCGGCGCCGCTGGCGGCAACATCGCCTGCACCAGGCACTGCGGCCTGCCCGACGATAGCCGAGCCGCCTGTGCCTGAAGCCGCCGCAGTGCCGGGCTTGAGCGTGCCCGAGGCTGCGGAGGCCGAGCCGGCACCAGCCGCTGCCAGAACTGCCCCATGGATGACTGAGGCCTGCCCCACGGCGAAGATTCCGCCAGAGGCCGACGACGAGACGTTCGCCGCCTGTATCGCGACCGGAGACTCGCCGATGATGCCCCAGAGATTGAGAACGGTGCGCTCGTTCTCGAAATCGACGGATTCGATCGCGATGACGCCGGCGACCATGTCGGCAACGAGCTCGTCGTCCTTGATCTGGGCGCCGGGGATGGTCTGGCTGAGGTCGATCTGGTCATCGAGTAGTAGGCCGTCGATCGTGGTCCGGAAGCGCCTGGCATGCCCGCCGATCAGTTGCCCGCGCTCGTCCAGGTACCTCTGGGCATCCGTGATGCTGTCGAAGAAACTGACGTAGGGCTCGTCCTTCGTGTCGCGCGCGACCTTGCCATACCAGTCACGCACGGTTTGGCTCGTCCATGTTGCCGAGCGGAACTCCTGCTCGACGAACGATGCGCGTTCTGGTGTGGCGGCCATCCGGCTTTGTCGGATCTCAGCGAGGTGGTTCGGCGGCGCCGGGATCAGGCGCGGCGACCGTGGGGCAATCGAACGGAAGCTTCATGCCAACCCGCTTGAACCAGCGACACAGCCGCGCACCCCCGGCGTAGAGGCCGTCGCCCCAGGTCTCGATGTCGGCATTGTACTGCTCGTGCGCCTGGTCGGACGTGAGCGTCTGCTCCGTGATCTGGGGCTTGGGGTCGATGACCGCCTTAACTTCCTCGGCACTGGGGAATGCGAGACGTGTCCTTTCCTGCGGCTCGCAGGCGGAGACAGTCGTGACGGATAGCAGCAGCGCTAGGCGCGCTGTCAGGACCGTTGTGGATCGCATTGTGAGCCTCCTCGCTCTGATGTTGGATGCGGATCTTGTCGTTCGCGCGCTCGTCCGCGGCCTGCTGGTTCGCAGGCTCGAGCTTCTTCTGGACCTTGATTTCCTGCTTATTCTCGTACTTAGAGATGACGCCGCGGTCGTAGGCGCACTTGCCTCCCCACAGCGCCAGAATGGCGAGCGCGGCGAGGGTGGCGAAGACGGCCGTTTTTGCCCATTTGGGCGCGATGCCAGCCTGGACCGCGAGATCGACCAGCCAGGCGATCATTTCGCCCTCCGGTAGCGCTGTTGACGGTTATCCCAGCCGGCGCGCTCGCATGCCGCCTTCGGGTCATAGGCGTAGCGACCATGCGCATCGGGAACGATCGGGGCATCGTTGACCCCGTCGGGGCCGCACACGCATCGGGCATAGCGCTCGAGGGAGCGTTCCTCATTCCTCGAAAGCGGGCCCGGAAGCGCCGCTGCGTAGGCGGCGGCGGGCACGGCGCACTGATGCGCGGCCATGATCAGCAGGACGGCCATCATGTGTCGATCTCCTTGATTATGGGCACGTTGCGCCGGTCGAGTGGGCAGGTCGTGTAGAGCCTCATCGTCGGCTGCTGCAGGCGCGGGTCGTCCGGCCGCGCCTGTTCGATATCGGCATCGGTGAAGTTCCAGTCCCGCACCGGCTGCGGGTCGATGATCAGCGGCGGGGATGTTTCCTCGCGCGCGCGCGCGAGGGCGACAACCGCAAAGAGTGAAATCGCGGCAAATAGCAGTGCATTTCTGAGCATCATCCCCTCCCTCGGATTATTCTGGTCGCGGCGCTCCCGTGACGGGCCATGCCGGCGGTGGTGGCATCGTCTGCGGCGCGAGCGGCGGCGGCGGCGGCATTGTTTGAGGTGTCGGCACTGGAGCCGCCGCCGGAGCCGCAGCGGCAGCCGGTGGATAGGGTGCGTCACCAGCCGCGAGGTTGAGCTCGGCGATGTCGCGGAATTTGCCCGCCAGCCTCGCGCCCGCAATGACGACCACGATGAGCGTCAACAGGCAGAGCGCGATGACGACGTTGCTGACGAGAAACCCTCGAGCCACGGCGTTCAGCTGGATTTTCAGCAGATCCGTGCAAGCCGTGAGACCGCCGAAGTTCTGCGTGCTGATCTTCTCGGCCTGCAGCGCCTTGCTGCACCATTCCGGGCTCGAAAGGATGTTGAGCTGCTTGTTGCCCAACCACATGACATAACCGCTCGTTGCGGCGACGCAGAGAACGGCGAACGCCCGGATGGGATGGTCCCGGGCATCCTTGATGACGCTCATGCTTCGTTACTCGACAATGCGCCGTCGGCCGCGAGGATGTGCGGCTGCGCAGTCACCGGCATGTTGATGTAGGCGGGTCGGCGGACGCGGTAGAGCCGCTCCTTGGCGATGCGGGTGAACGAGACGCTGTCGTGCTGATTGCCGCCGAGGATGTGGTAGGCGACGGGATCCTCGCCGATGTAGAGCGCGACGTGGCCGCCCCCCTCGCGGACGAAGGTCAAGATGTCGCCCAGCCGCGGTTGCCCCCCGTCGACACCGAACTTGGCCCAGGACAGTGCCCACAGCGGCGAGGAGACGAGCGGTTTGCCCGCGCGGTGCGCGACGACGGCCATGAACAGCCCGCACCACGGGATGCTGTCGGCGACATAGACACGTCCCAGGCCAACCTCGTTCGCCCAGCCGATGATCTTGGTGTTGTTGGCGGCGCCTGGGGTCTCGATCGTGCCGAATTCCTTGAGCGCTTCTTCGACCATGAGCGGAAGCTGGCCGAGCGTCGTCAGCCAGCGGTAGGCCGCCGGTAGATCGGTCACATGATTTCTCCTTGAATTTACGCGGGCGAGTCTTGGTCGCTGGCGAGATTGTCGATTGATCGCGCGCGCTGCTCAGCGTTGCGCAGGATGCCGAAGCCCTTGATGACTTCGGGGTCGTTCGTTCGGAACGCGATGGTCTCGTAAATCAGCTCGCCCTCCCGCCCGCTCGCGGCGACCTTGACGATGTGCATGACAGGCAGGTCCGGATGCAGCGTGATGAGGTTGCTGACGACCTGGCCCGGGCTTGCGAGCGCGGCGCGCTCGAGCATGTCTATTTCCTTGGCGGCGGCAGCATCGATGAGCTCGTTGAACAACCTTCCCTCGACCTCGTCCCGCCCGAGATTGATCGGCGCGAAGATCGTCAGCAAGGCCCGGCTATTGACCCAGATCACCCGCTTGTGCGCATCCGTCAGCCAGCGTGAGAAATGCGAGGCGTAATGGTGCTCGACGGCGGCCAGCCGCAACGTCAAGTCGCCGATCTTCTCCTCGCACGCCTCGTGCTGGGTTTTGACTTCGGCGATCTCATTGCGCAGCCTGGCATTCTCGGTCGAGCCAAAGCCGAAAGTCCGCGATAGCGCGTTCCACACCGGCTGACTTGCGAGCGCACCGAGGATGGCGGCAATGATCGTCGGCAGCCAGTCGGGCATCAACGCTTACTCCCTGTCCAGTTTTTGTTGCCTGACGACGGCCCGTCCCAGCGCCGTCCAGCGCCAGTTGTCACGACCACCGCGGCTGATCAGCCCGCGCCGCTCGAGCGCTGCAAGTGTGTGTTCCGCCAGCCGCCGACCGGGCCGACCATCGCGCACCGCAGCGCGCGAGGCGGGCGCGAGGTTCGCCGGCGCGAGCGCGCGGTCGCGCGGCAGGAACCGCATGTGTCTCATCCCACCCATGACGCCGCCAGTGTGCCGGAGATGTCGGCCGAGAACGTCCCCGCCGTGAGGTTCTTCCCCAGTAGCCGGTAGCGGATCGGGCCGGATCCACTGATCTGGTCCTCGCCGCCCGCCAGCGCCTGCTGCGCCGTGCCGGTTGTGCTCGCCGGGCCGGTCTGCGGCGATCCGGTGTCGCTCCAGCTCACGCCGCTGTCGAACGACTTCTGTATCTGGATCTGCAAAGTGACGTCGGCCGCCGCGCCCGCCGTCTTGGTATAGAACACGCCGGCCGAGGCCTCGACGAGGTCGAAGTTCGAGGTATCGATGCCGGAATAGACAAGGTCCGCGGTCGTCGCGAGCACCACCCAGCCGCCGCTGATCGTCGGCGAGGTGTCGAGCAGCGGCGTCAGCAGCGTCGTCGACGAGATCGCGCCCTTGAACGTGTAGGTACCTTCGCCCCTGGGCGTCACGTCCATGTCGTAGAACGAGGCATGGGCGCCGAACTCGAAATAGGCATCGCCGCCGGACGGAGCCGTCCGCTTGTGCTCCTTGAGGAGCGTGCCGTTCTTGTAGAACCGCATGTTCTTGCGGTCCCAGTCGATCGACCATTCGTCATCATCCGCCCATGTCCCGGTCCACACCGGGCTGCCGCCGATCGCGTTGTTCGCGAGGACCGATCCGTCGGCATAGAACGTGAACCGGGCAACGCCGCCGATCTCGAGGATGCTCAGCGAGAAATCACCCGAGGTACCGGCGTGCCGGGCCTTGACGTAGCAGCCGCCCTTGAACGGCTTGGAGAGGAGGAAGCCGACGCCGAAGCCAAGGGTAATGTGTGGCGCATAGACCTCCCAGCCGTTCTGGTCCTTCATCCGCCGCAGCGGGCCGCCGGATTCGTCGAGCCTGAAGTCGAGCTCGCGGGCCTGCGTCGCGCGCTCCCAGACGATATCGTAGATCTCGGCGTTGGGGCTCAGTGGGAGGAAGACCGGCCAGTAGGTTGCGAGCGTCTCCCATGACTGGTTGATGAAATGGGTCCGGATGGCTTCGCCGTTGATCCAGTGCTCGATGGTCTCGCCATTGAAGACCATCTCGAATTCGCACTCGTCGAGGGGCGTATCGAGCATGATCGCGTTGCTGGTATCGACCATGTTGACCTTGGGATCGTACTCCTTGATCACGAACACGCCGGTCGCGTCGGCGGTGTCGATGTTGAGCGCGTCGTCATGCGCGATGTAGAAACCGTCCTTGATGTCGCCGATGCCGAAATGACCGTCGACGACCGCGGGGTTGTAAGGAATGATGCCGAAGGCGGCGTTGTCGTTGCCGCTCCTCACCTTGCACCGGAAATGCCAGGGCCCGGTCACCGGCCGATTGATGAAGCAATAGGGGAAGACGTCGCTCGCCGGGTCGAAGTCGGCAGCCGCCTTCAGTCCATCGGTCGAGCCGAGCACCTTGGCGCCGGTGTTTTGCGACACCAGCACCCAGCCCCTGTAGAGGATGTCCGAGACGACGGGCTCGGTCCAGCCGTCGTCCGAGGTAATGCCGGCGTGCTGCATGCCGGTCGATGTCCAGATCGGGCCGAACTGGTCGAAGCCGCCGACATTGACCGGCGGCGAATAGGTCGGCTGCTCGTCGAACCAGCCGGCGGGGACGCCGTTGCCGGTCGGGGTTGGCGGCAGGCTCGGATACCGGATGAAGATGTCGAACGGGGAATCCTCGTCGAAGAAGGCAATCTCGTCCTTGCTCTGCACCCGCCAGCAGCGGGCAGCCCACATCTCCATCCGCCAGTAGGGCGGCGAGACACCAAGCTCGGCGTTGTCCAGCACCGGCGGCAACTGCCGGCCCTGCGCATCCAAGGCGAAGTCAGCGACGGTCGGCATCAGGCCGAAGCGCGTGATCTGGAGCCTGCCGTCCCATGACAGCGCCGCCTGCGCATTGCAGGGCAGCGCGAGCGCCTGGATCATGTCGAGGAGCGCGGTCGAGGCATTGAGATCGAGGTTGATCGGCTCCGGGCAGGCCGTGGCAAACGCCGTCATGCTCGCACTGTCGATGCGAGCCGGATCGACCCCTGCGATCGAGCACATCCGATTGATGACCTCGGCCGTCGAGCGATGCCAGCCGCCGGTATTGTCGCCCTTGACGTCGGCCGTGATCAGCCCGAACGGCGGGGCGCCGAGGCGGAACATGCCCTGCGCGAGGCATGTGCCCCAACTGCCCTCGGGAATGTTGGCGTCGCGCAGCGCCGCATAGCTCGCATAATCGCCGAGCGATGGGCCGAAATCGAGTGCCCGCTCGTAGACGTTGCTGATGTCCTCGATCGGTCCATAGCCATGGACCTGGTAGATATTGTCGACGGTGTTGATCATCACCGGCTCGACGTTCTGGGCATAGCCGAAGACCATCGGCTTGACCTTGTCCTTCAGATCCTCCGTACCCTCGGCATCGCCGGTGCCAAGGTACTTGAGGGACATGAGGTCGGCCTCGAACGGCTCGGAATCGACCGCGCAACTGAGGTTCATCACCCCCGATTCGATGCCGTGATCGCTGACGAGCCCGGTGAACCTCTGCTCGTAATCCGCCCAGTCGGCATCGATATCCGGGGCATAATAGACCGCGACCGGCGCGCCGGCGTAGCGGTAGAACGGCGCGTTGGTGTCGACCTTCCGCAGGGCATGGAGGTTGATGCTGACGGCGCCGTTCGCGATCACGACCTGGCTCGAGAAATCGCCGTTGAACGCTTCACGGTTGAGCGCGGGGGCCTTGGCGACGCCGGGCCACCATGTGAGATCATTGAGCCCGGTGACCCTGGGGTCGTCGGTATTGCAGAAGCGCAGCGTTACCCTCGTGCCCGTCGTCGGGTCGAGCGGCGAGACCGCCGTCAGGACCGGCATTTAGCCCCGCCAGCCGGACAGGAAGAGCGCGCCTTGCGGGAAGAGGTCGCGATTGGTGTAGCTGTCCTTGTCGACCGCCCCGAAGCTGGTGCCGCCGATCGCCGAGAGCTTGTCGTTGCCGTCCTGGCTCGCCTTGAGGATGTCGCTCAGCTTGCCGACGATCGCGTTGTTCCCGACGCCGATCTGATCGATGAGCGGCTTCAATGCGACGCCCTGCCCGCCGCTGCTGAGCTCGGTCGTGTGGAGATTGAGGAAGGCGGTCTCGATCGCCTGCACCATCTGGTTGAAATCGAGACCGGCCTTGATGAGATCCTGGGTTTGCTTCTCGATCGCGGCCACGATGCTGCTCGCCGACGCGGCGTTGTCGTTCGCCGCCGCCTGGGCGACGAGAGGTGTATTGGAGATCGGAGTGCCGCTCGCGGAGCCGGTCGGGTTTGCATAGGTGACCGGCGTCGCTGTGGTGCCGGGAGCGGTGATGGCCGTGATCGCCGGTGTTGCCACCGTCCCGCCCGAGTTGGCGTTGGCGATCGCTTTCTGGGTGAGGCTGGTGACGAGATTGAGCGCGTCGAAATACTGCTTGGTCGAGCCGTACATCTGGCGCTCGATGTCGAGGAAGGAATTGACGACGTTCGCGAACTCTTCCTGGTCGATGGTCTGTCCCGCACCGATCTTCTGCTGGAACGGTGCCAGGTCCGCCTTGGCGCGGGTCTCGCGCGTGCGTAGCGAGAGACCGGTGTCGCCGCGGTATTGCAGATCCTTCAGCAGTTGCGTCAGCGTCTGGTCGAGCTGCGCCGTCGCTGCCTTGATCGCGTCGTTGCGCTTGAACGCATAGAGCTGCTCGAGCTGGGCATATTCCTGTGCGCTCGCACCCGCCTCGGCGAAAATGCGGCGGAGCTCGGCGAACTGCTGGTCGAGGTCGTCGATCGCTGCGCCGACGGGATCGGTATAGGTCTTCAGTTCCTTGAAGACGTTGTTGAACTTGAGCGCCTTGGTGAGGCCGGTCTGAAGGTCGCGGCTTTCCAGCAGCAGCTTCTTCGCGCCGTCCTTGATTGGGCCGAGAACGCCGTCTTCGATGAGGTTCTTGATCGCGAACTCGATCGCGGCCTGCTCGTCCTCGCTGAAGTTGACCACGCCGGATCCCTTGGTCCGGCCTGAGCCGGATGGATCGACTCGGTAATCGGAACCGCGCACGCCGATCGAGACCGCACCCTTGCTGGCATCGAGCGCGACGCCGAATTGCTGAGCGATGCTGTCGAGGGTGTCGAGAAGATTGTTCGCGGCATGGCTGCCCGCCTGGGCGCGGTTATCGTTGCCGAAGGTCGTAACGCCGAGGCTGCCGGTGTCGTCTGGGCCGATGGTTGCACCGCCCGATTTCTTCTTCTTGAACAGCCCGCCGACGATGCCGCCGAGGAGGCCGCCGATGATCGCGCCGACGGGCCCGGCGATGAGCATGCCGGCAGCACCGCCCAGAGCCGAGCCGGTGCTGGATGATTTGAGGCCGAGCGCCTTCACCAGTTGCCCCGACATCTGGCCGAGCTGCGCACCCTCGAGCGCGGTGCCGAGCTTGCCGCCGATCTTGCCGAAGAACCCGCCGGTGCCGAGCGCCTTGTCCAGGCTCTTGCCGACGTTGGCGCCGAGGAGGTTGTAATATTGCTCTGGGCTGCTGAGCAGCGCCGAGCGCTTCAGCATGTCGCTCTGGTGCTGCTGGATCGTCGTGAGGGTGGCGGTCGCGCCGGCCGTGGCGCCGCTGCTCTGGTTGAGTTGCCCGAAGATGCGGGAGAAGAACGTTGGAACGCCGCCGAGGCCGCCGCCGCCACCGGGGAAGGCGGTCGGGGTTGCCGCGACGGCACCGACGGATGGTCCGGCGCTGGCGCTCATAGAGTTGGCCGCTTCTGTCAGCGACTGCGCTGCGGATGTGAGGTCGCCGGCGCTCGAGGTGAGATCCGCGCCGGCCTGGCCGAGCGGATCGGACTTGGCGCGCAGTGCCTGCTCCATCTGGTCGCCGAGATCTCCGCCCAGGAGGCTCTCGCTGATACTCCGGGCGAAGTTCTGCCTGAAGTCGTCCATGATGGACTTAAGGCCGGTCTTGTAGCTCTTGAGGTCGAACGGCTTCGCGATGACGCCCGTCAGCGCATCCTGGAGCACCCGCGCGCTCTGCACGGCACGGCCGATCAGGCGTTCCTGCTGCTGTAGTGCGAGTTGGCGGGCGCGCTCGGCCTCGACGATGCGAAGAATGGTCGCAGCATCCTGTGCATCGACCTTGCCGATCCTGTCCTTGAGTTCGGAGATCCGCCCGAGGGCCTCGGCGAGATCGGCGTGGCCGCTAAGCGTCAGCTGCGCCTGCGCAGAGGCGAGGCGCTCCGCCTTGACGATATCGTCTAGTGGTTTCCGAACGCCCTGATCGATGACCGGACCGGCTTCCTGGGCCGCAGCGATGACGCCGTCGAGAGCATGACGGCTCGCCTCGAGTTGCTTAACCGTGTCCTCGTAGCCGGGCGGCTTTTCCTTCTGGAGCTTGGCGATGAGCGCATTGTAATCTGCCTGCGTCTGCCTCGCCTGTTCGATAGTGTGCAGCAGTTCGCGATGCGCCTGCGCGGCCTGGTCGATCAGTTTGGGCTGTTCGTTCCACTGTTCATTGATGCGCTGGACCCTCTCGTCATAACTTTCCGAGGCATTGCCGAGGCGCTCCTGGGCGGTAGCAGCCGCCTGCGCCGCACGTTCGGCCTGTTCCTGCGTCTGCTGCTGGATCTTCGCCGCACGGTCCTGCGCGGCGAACTCGTCGGTCGGGAAGCGGGCCTTCAGCGGATTGACCGGCTTGCCGCCGACAGTCACCTCGTAATGGACATGTGGGCCCTGGCTGTTGCCTGCACCCTCAGCACCTTTTGCGCCGCCTGATAGCGCGATGACGTCGCCCTGGCCGACGGTGGCACCCTTCTGGGTCAGGAACTTCGAGAGGTGCGCATAGCGCGTCATCGTGCCGTTGCCGTGGTTGATGACGACGACGTTCCCGTAGCCCGGGATCGAGCCGACCTCGATGACCGTGCCGGCCGCTGCCGCCTTGACATCCGTGCCGACGGGCACGGCGATGTCGACACCGGCATGAGTATGCCCCGGTCGCTGCTCGCCGAACCTGCCGGTGATCCTGCCTTGCACCGGCAACTGGAAGTCGCTGAAGACCTTGCCCTGGTTGCGCTTGGCTTCCTCTGCCGCCTTGGCAACGCCCTCCAGCGATGCCGCGAGCTTGTCCATCGCATCGGCGTATTTGAGCGGCGCGATCTTGCCCTTGTCGAGCTCGACGCCAAGCTGCTTCGCCTTTTCCAGGAAAGTATCGAACGGTGCACCGGCCGACGCGGCATGCTGCGCCGAGGCGAAGACCTTCTCGACCGACGCATTGATCTGCGCCGCGAATTTCTGGAGGTTGGGGTGGCGGAAAAGGATACCGCCGGCGTCGGCCTTACCCTTCGGCACGCCGGAGAGCGCATCGGTATAAAGCTGATACCACTGGTTCGCCTTAGCCGAGAGGTCGGCGATCGCCTTGCCCTCGGACTGCGCCAGTACGAGCTGGGCCTTTACAACGGCATCACCGCCCGCCTTGATCTGCCCCTGGAGCTCGGTGATCCGCGCCTGCGTCGCCTGGAGCTTGTCCAGTTGCTGCTGGAGTTGGGTCGCCTCGGGAGCCGTTTCGCCGTGTGCACCGGTATTGCGCAGCTTCGCGATCTGACCCTGCAACTGGGTGATCTTTCCGGTGCCGCCAAGGTTCGCGAACTCCCGGTTGACGCGGTCTAACTCTTCGTGAACGCCACGGAGGTTGTTCTCGGCACTCTGGACCGCGAGGCGCTGGGTCGCCGCCTGCGTCGTCAGCGCCTTGTCGAGCTCGTCGTTCTGGCGGCGAATCGCATCGATGACGCCTTCGATGGAGTTTTTCCAGTAGTCGTGGGCTTTGGCATTGGCCGCTGTCTGCTGAGCTTCCTTGCTCTCCTTAGCGATAGCCTTGTCGACCTCGTCGTTCTGGTCCGACAGTTTTCCGATCAGCGTCGCAACCAGCGGAATGACCGCGAGCAGCGCGAAGGCGACCGTGCCACCACCGCCGGCCATGAACTTCGCCAGTTTGCCTGCCGTGCCGCCTGCGGCCGACATGACAAAGGCTAGCTGCGACGCCTGCTGCGTGAAGGCAACTACGGGGTTGGTGCCAGCGCCGATCTGGATGAAGAAGTCCTGGAACTGCTGGCTCGCCTGGAGCGTGGCGAAGCGCGAGGCGCGGGTCGATGAGCCGAGCTCGAGATTGGCCTTGTTGAGGCCTGCCGCCGCGGTTGCGACGCGGGTCTGGGTCGCGGCGAGGGCCTGGAGGCGGGTTGCCTCCTCGCTCGCCGCAGTGGCGCTGGCGCGGAGCGTATTGGCGTAGGCGCGGTCGGTTGCGGTGGCGCCGGACTCGGCCGCCGCTACCTTCTCGGCAGCGAGCGCGAGCTGGTTGAGCGCTGACGCATGCGAAGCAGCGGCGGCGGCTGACTGCTGCGCACCGGCCGGGTCGAAGGCCGGTGCCTGGATGAAGGTGCGGCCCGCAACCAGCGCGGCCTGTCCGGCGACGCGCTGCTGTTCCAGAGCGACGAGAGAATTCTCGCGGGCGATGATGTCATTGATTGCCGCAAGGTCAGCGGCACGGCGCTCGCGGATGGCGCCGATCGCGGCATCGAACTCGCTCTGGATCGCCTGCATGCGCTCGGCATGGGAACGCCGGCGCTGATTATCGAGCGAGGCCTCGGCTGAGGCCTGGTCGTTGAGCATGCGCTGCAGCGGCGAGTTGCGGAGGTTGGCGAGCCCGCCGGCGACACCGAACGGGTCACCGATCTTCTGGTTCTGGAGCTTGCCGAGTCGCTGTACCTCGCGCTCGATGTCATCGATCGCCTTGCGTGCGGCGGTGAAGTTGAACGCTTTGTCGGCTTGCTCGGCGGCGGTCGCGAACGACCTGCCGATGCGCGAGCCGGCACCGGAGACAAAATCCTCGAAGCGACGAATCTCGGCTGTCGTCGAACCGTCCTGCTGTGCCCGCAGGAATACCGGGAATGAGTTGGGACCGCTGGAATAGCCCATCGCTGTACGGCAACCCTCCCAACAAAAAGCCGCCAGGGCGAACCCAGGCGGCGGTGGCTTTTTGGCGGTGTGAATCCAGTGCCGAGGAACTCGACCTTTTTTCTCACCGGATCATATAGTTAGTGTGCGAATCCACCTCAGAGGAACTCGGCCCCCTAAAGGCCCGAACTATTCGTCGTCGGTATCGGCTCGTAGACGAGCCAGCATCCCTGATTGGCATCAAGGGTGATGAGGTTGTCGTGCGCGGCATCCCGCCAGACCGAGAGGCGCGGGGACGCTGCCCTGTCTGGGTCGCCGTACACGCGCTGCATCTCGCCATAGAGTTCTGCGCACATCAGATGGTTGCGGTCACCGCCTTCATTGAGCAGCAACCGGACCTGGCTGAGCCCCTGCGATCGGCGATCGAACGACATGGCAACCGAGAAGGCATAGAGCTTGGTGTAGTAATTCGTTACCAGCCGCGTCGCAGCCGCCGGCGTGTCGAGTTTCGGATCGTTGTACGGCCCGACGGTTCCCGGTGCGGCGGCGGCTTTCACCTGATCCGGCGTCATGCCCCATTGCGTCCACTGCCAGCCAGCGAACGCCGGCGTGGAGATGAACAGCGCCAACGCTGCGATTTCTTTCATCCGAGTCGCCCCTGCACCTGTGCTGGCGATATAACACGGTTTTTATGGGGTAATTAGCCGATAATTAGAGGGTAACTATCGCATTGCCTGTTCCCACAGCCTGGGAATCCTGCCCTGCCAGCGTGCCGCGATGCGCAGCGGATCGACCCGCTTCGTCCGTCTCGTCGCCTTGATCAGCACGAAGGCGACGATGCCGACGTGCTGGCGACCAGCCTTGGGACGCCCGCTCTTTGGCAACCGCTTCGCCGAGCCGGAACGGTACGGCGAGGTCGTAACGCTATCGACGATCAGATAGGCGACGTTACCGCGGTGTGTGGGCACGAAGCGCAGGGGTCCGATCTTGCTGTTGTAGCCCGCTTCGACCCAGAGTTGCGGGGTCATCCTCTTCCGCCCGACCAGCCGCGGGATCTCGTTCGTGGCAATCGCCAGCCAGCGGCCCTTCTTCGGCACGATCTGCGCGCCTTCGGTGTAGGCATCGAGCGCGCCCTTGGTGCGATCGCTCCGGACATGGGCGTAGACGACGCCGCTGACGCTGAAGCCGCCATCGGGAAGCGCCTTGACCCGGTTCTTCTTGAGGTCCGATGTCTGCTTGATCGCGTTGGCGAGGCCGCCGAGGCGCTGTCCCCGCATGGCGCTGCGGATGTCGTCTCGTGCGCCTGTCGCGGCGCGGTCAGTGGCAATCTGCGCGCCCCTCGCGAGCCGCTGCAGCATGTTCTTGCGCCATGGACCCAGCGAGATGCCGGTGCCGAGGGAATAGCCGTATTTCATCGCTGCCTGCGCTCGATCTTCTCCCAGTGGTCGACCTCGGCGCCGATGATCCCGAACGCCCGCACCAGCCGAGCCGGCTGATCGAGCAGCGCCCCGCCGTCAGGCCAGGAGACCTTGCCCATGCCGTCGCGGCAGCGGTACCAGATGATTACGAGCTCGCGATAGATGTCTGGGATGACGTCTCGGGGGTTTTGCTCCGCCGGGAAGTTGTACGTCTTGCGCCGGCCCTCGATTTGCCAGCCTTGCGGCTGCTCGTCTTCGTACCATTCAGGGTGTCGGACGAGGGGGACGGCGCAGACGAGTTTTTTTCGTCTTCCTCATCGAGGTTGAGGAGGTGGAAGGCATGGATCGTCAGTTCCATGTAGGCGAGGCCGACGGTCACGCCATCGACCTTGTCGGCCTCGGCCTGCTCCTCGAGCTTGCCTATATCGATCCTGAGCTGGTTCAAGGTGTCGAGCGGCACGAGTCCAGCCTCGAGGCGGAACGGTGTCTGGACTCCCGACCAGCCGCCCAGATACATGCTGAGCGCGACGCTCGGGGCCTCGTCGGTGAAGCGCCTGGTGTCGGCATCCATGCGCCTGAGGAGCGGCGACACATCCATGCACCGGATGCAAAGCTCGGTGACCGCCTTCTGCTCGTCGGGATCGAGATCGAGCTCCTGGTCGAGCTTCGCCCAGAAGTTGAGCAATCGAGAACTTTCCTTGACGAAGGTTTCCTCCGACCAGTTCTTCTGCAGCGTGTCGAGGATCTCCGCGCGCATCTGCTCCTTGGGGTACATCCGAAGGCCGGCATTCGCGAGCTCGTGGGTGTAGCGGCGCTTGTCGCGCTCGGTGACCGCTCTGAAGCGGAAGGTCGGCGCGGGAACGAGATTTTCCAGGCTGGGCGGGGTGAACTTGTGCACCTCGTCCGCCGAGAACGGAATTGAAGTCATGGCCGGCTTTGCCTTTCCTTCGGATGGAGGCGCAGATTTGATGCAAATTTGCGCCAGATGTGGGCGACGGCGTTGCCGCCGCCGCCCCTAGCCCGATGCCGGTGGCAGAGCGGGAATGCTTATCAGTAGTAGATGAACGTCAGGCCGACGCTGCGATCGGCATCGTCGATCAGCATTTCGCCCGTCATGTTGATGAGCGGGCCGCCATTGTCCGGCGACGGGTAGTTGAACCGCGCCTTGGGCACGACCATGCCGATGTAGTTGCCCGACGCGAGACCGTAGAGCGCCTGGATCGAGTGATAATCCTGCGCATTCGCCTTCGCCATGAAGTCGAACGTGGCCTTGCTGACGTGATTGAGGTTGAACTCGGCGCGCCGGGTCGTCTCGACCAGCACCGACGTTTCGCTGCCGGTGGCCTTGTTCGGGTTGGGCGGATACGCGACCTGCGCACCAAAGTCGATGTTCACCGAAGAGCCGCCGAGCGGCACGTTGGAGATGTCGAGCTTGCCGTTCTTGAACGGCGAGACCGCGAGCGAGGTGTCGATCGTCGGGCACGCCTGGTCGGCATCGGCATAGAAGTCGCCGGTCAGCGTGAACTCGAGGCTCGGGTACTCGGTGTTGTCGCGGTTGAAGGTGGGGAAGTTCATCCGGAACGACGACAGCGACAGGCCGACGCCGTCATACCGCTTGGAACCGAGCCAGCACGACGCCGACAGGGTCGGCGGATCGGCCGAGGAGAGCAGGTACGAGAGCTGCTTCGGGATCAGATAGTTGCCGGTGTAGGCGGCGCTGTGGGTGTGCGCGATCGAGGCGAGCTTGCCGGAGCCGACATAGTCCTTGATCATCGCCAGCGCTGCCGCCTGCCCGATCGTGCCCAGCGAGGCGAGCTCGATGGCGAGGCCGGTGTAGAGGTCGTCGGTGGCGGCGGCGCCGGTGCCGAGCGCGGCAATCGCGGTCGTGTTGCCTGAGCCGCCGAGCGCTTCGGCGCCGCCCGATGGCACGGACGCCGACAGGATGGTCTCGGCGAAGCCGGCCGCGCGCAGGATCCTGCCGGCGACGAAGGCGTCGGCCGCCGGCGGGGCGGAGCCACCGGGACCACGGAGAAGACAGCGACCGCTGATCTCGAACGTGGCACCGCCGACCTTGGCGCCGGGCTTGTGGATGGAGCCGGTGAATTCGTTGACGTCGCTGGTCTGGCCCGCGATGTTCGGGCGGAGATCGGCAACAGTCAAAAGGTCCGTGCTCGAGCTCGGCGCGACGAACGTGCCGGGAGTGACCTCGAGCGCCAGGCCGATGACGGTATTGGCGGAACGGTCGGTCATCGCTGTGATCCTTCTTGGTTAGATCGGAAAGGTCGAAGGGCTCGAGCTAGCGCTCGTCTTCCTCGGGCTGCGGTGCGGCCGAGATGACATCGGCCGTCTTTTCCTCGGCCTCGCCGGCGTCCGGTGCCGGCTCGCCGCGCTGCTTGGACAATGTGCCCTTGTAGACATCATCCTTGCCCGCCTTGGCATTGGCATGGACCTTGTCGAAGTCGATCGAGGCGTTCGGGAGGGCGCCGGCCTTTTCGGTGTGCTTGGTCATGGTGAACCTCGTTGGTTGGGAAATCAGAAAATGATGGTCGTCCAGTCGTAGAGCTCGGTCAGGTACTTGACCTGCATGGTGAGGATCGCGACGCCTGCATCGGGGACATCGTCGGCGTTCGCGATGGCGCTGACGAAGGTCAGCTCGAAGACCTTGGAGCCGAGCTTGTCGTCGGCGCCGATGAGCGCGACCGTTGCCGCCATCTCGTTGGCGAGCTGGCTGTTGAGGTTGTCGGTGACGTTGCTGTCTTCGTAATGGTCGATATCGATCGTCGCGATGTGAAGCTGGGCGCCGCGGCCCATCTCCTGCATCTCGTCGAGGGTCTCGTCGGTGACTCGGATGACCTTCGCCGGCCGCTCCGCAGGCTGAATCGGCTCGGCATCGTCGCGGTCGATGAAGATGCCCGGACCGTCCGTGACGGTGAGCTGCTCCTGGAGCGTCTTGACGATCTGGATGATGGCGGCGTCGTCAGACATCCGCCACCTTCTTCAGCGTGATCCGCCAGGTATTGGCCCCGGCACCCTCCTCGATATTGGCTGGCTTGAAGGTCGTGCCCGGGATGAGAGTGACCGTGATGCGATCATTCTCGAAATCGACGGTCGGCACCTTGGACTTTGGTATCTCGACGGTGCGCACCCTGGCTGTCGACCCTGATCCCGAGGCGCGCAGTTCCTCATTGTCGAACTCGACCCAGGCGTTGAAGGTCGAGGCTTCCCCGCCAGCCGGCGTATAGGTGATCCCGTCGCCGAGCGTGTCGTTGACGAGATCCTCGAGGGATGCCGTCGCTTCGCGAAGTACGGTCACTAGTCGACCGGTGCGTCGCTACTGACCCTGGCGGTTTTCTTGGGCGCCGCCCTCTTCGATCCGGCGGAGCCCTGCGCCTTGGCGAGGGCCGCCGGGTCGGACGTGAACTCGGTGAGCTTGGCCTCGATGCCGGCTGCATCCAGCCGCGGTGACGGCAGCTTGCCGACGAGCGCCTTATACTGGTCGCGCAGGGCCTTGAGCGGGCTCGCGGTCTTCGTTGCCGCACTGGTTTTCTTCTCGAAGCTCGGGCGCTTCGGCGGCGACGCCGAGCGTTGTACCTCGGCATCGCCAATCGCCGCGGCGCGATCGGAATGCTCCTTCATCCGCTGCGCCCTGGCGAGAGCTCGGCGCTCGAGCAGCGATTTGGGTCGCGCGGCGTCGAGCTCCATCTCTTCCTTGGCGTCCTCGTCATCGTAATCGACATAGCCGCGGGCGCGGCGCGACTGCGCATACTGGAACGGCAACTGAACGACCGCTCCGGCATTGCCGACGACCATGCCGTAATCGGGCACATGCTGCGTGAACGGCAGCAACACTTTGCAGGAGATCATGGCTTTTTCCTGAAGATTTGGCGGCACCCCCGCCGACGAGAGAAGCCCCGCCCGGCGATTGCTGGGCGGGGCGCTGCTGCTGGGTTCCAGCCTTAGCTGTGCGTCAGGTGCAGAACGAGGTCTGGCCGGGTGTTGACGAACAGCGGGTAGCTGTAGATCTCCGGCTGCACCCACATGTCGCGATCAGTATCGCGGACGATCAGCGGGTAGACGTCCTGACCGATGCGATTGACCTGGCCGAAGCTCTCGCCCGGGCCCATGATGTGGCGGAACATGCCGGGCACGCCGACCGGGAAGACGATGGCCTCGTCCGGATCGATCGCGATGGTGTCGTTGTCGTCCGACCCCTGGTAGTTGATCCATTCGATGCCGCCGTACTTGAAGGTGGCGAATGCCGCGCCCTCGCCGGCGTTGCCGCGCAATTCAGCGGCGGCCTGCCAGTTGAGATACGACACGCGAACTTCGCCGTTGGCGACCAGCGCATCGTAGAAATCGTCACCGGCGAGACCGATGACACGGCGGATCGCGACGCCGGCCTGGCTTGCCCTGATCAGCGGTCGACTGATCTGGTTGACGAGCGCGGTACGCAGCGCACCGTTCGCGAGCGTGCTGAAGGCAAGGTCGATAGGGGTCGGCGACGCGATGTCCCACTCATCGTAGAAATCGTAGATGGTGGTGGAATCGGCGTCGAGCAGCACGCCCTGGAGCGCACCAAGGCGGTGATACTCCTTGGTGTACTCGAGATCCTGTTTGAGCTGCTGCTGCTTCTCGGCGACGATGCGAACGGCAAGGTCGACGTCGGTCTCGCCCGGATCGGGGATGACGTTCTGGAGCTCGGCGGCGAAGAGCTTGTCGCCCTTGGCGAGGCGCGGAATGGAGAAATTCCGCACATCCTTCAGGCGCGGCTCGGCCATCTTGATCGGCGCGCCGCGAGGCGTGGTCTCGATGAGGTCGAGGCGGCCGTTCTTCTTCTGGATGCCGACGGTCGTCGTGGAGACCCCCTTCTGCTGGAAGAGGCCAAGCGAACCGAGGAAACCCGGTTCGGTCGGCATCAGATTGACCGGCTCGATCATGGTGGTGACGGCGAATGCGTCATTGTTGAAGACGTCGAGGGTGATCATGGTGACTGGTCCCTTCTGTGGGGATGAGAAAGATCGCCCGGCTTTGGCGAGTCTGGTGAGGGCCTCGGCTAGCTGTCGAGGACGATCATGCCCTTGGCCTTGAGCTGGGCGACGGCAGCCGCAATCTGCGGATCGGTCGCACCGGTCTTGAAGGTCAGGTAGGGCTGGCTGATGGTCGCCGGACCGCGAACGGTCGCGACTGCGCCCTTGTCTGCTGCGGTCGCATCGATGCGATCGTAGAGGATCGCAGCGGCGTTCTCGCGGCCGTCGTTGCCAGCCGGATCCCACGGCGCATACTTCGTCGAGGAGGCATAGCTGACATTGACGCTGAAGCCGTCACCGGCAACGAAGTCGGCGGAACCGTCGGCGAGCGTGAAGTTGATCGTGCCGTTGTAGGCCGTGCCGACCACGCCGGTGCCGTCCTCGGTGCCGTCGGGCTTCTCGACCCGGAAGGTGCCGGTGTTGGTCCCCGGCTCGATGATGGTGATCTTGTAAGTGCCCGGATCCGCGCCTGCATCGGCGGTGACCGTGCCGAGTGCGCCGTTGCCGGTGTTGCCCGCCTTGGCCGAGCCGGTGACGGTGACTGCACCGCCTTCGCCAACCTGGCCGAGAACGGTGCCTGGATCGACGACACCGGAGCCGCTGAGCAGCACGATCTCTTCGTTGATCTGGTTGAGTGCATTGCTCTCGCCGAGGTAGCAGCCGGCGTGCTTGAAGGAGTTGGTGAGCTTGGTCATTTTTCAGATGTCCCTTGCGTGAGGAAATTGGTTGGGAGCGCCGAGCGCTACCCGGCGGAAATCACTTGTCCTTGTTGGGCTTGTTGAAGCCGAGCCTGGTGCATGCCTTGCCCCATGCCGCCTTCGCGGCGTCAGGCTCGCTGCCGCCGCCTGCTCCGGCCGATGGAGTCCTGCTTGCCTCGGTCTTGAGCGCGTGGAGCATGGCGTCGCCGCTCGCATCCTTGGGCAGTTTGCCGAGCATTTTGATCGTCTTCTCGGCGCTGAGACCCTCGCTCATCAGCAGGACGGCAGCAGCCTCGCGGCCACTGACGATGAGCTCGTCCGAGCCTTCGACTGTGGCGTTGAAGACCTCGGCATAGGCGAGATCCCGAGCCGCGGCGCCAGCCTCGAAAACGAGACGCTGCTCCGCGGTGAGTTCGGGCGCCTCCGGCTCGGCGGCGGCGGGCGCCGCAGGCGGCGTGGCCGGAGCGGCTGAGGCCTCGCTGCCCGGGGTCTCGGTTTCGGCCGCCGGTCGCTGTTCTTCCTCTTCATCCTCTTCGTCCTCGGGCCCGGTCTCGGGGTCATCATCGGCTCGCCGGCCGCTGGTTTCGTCAGCGGCGAGGGATGCGGCGGTTCGGGCAAGCGCAGCGGCGGCGGTGCCGCCAAAGAGGCGGTTAAATTTCATTGCAATTCTCCCGTTCTGGTGGAGTTACGAGCCAGCGCGCTTCATCGAGCGCTGGAGTTTCGCGAAGGCTTCGAGCTCGGACATGATGCCGTCGATCAGCCCCAACTGCAGGGCCTGCGGCCCGTCGTACCATTGCGATCGCATCGCCTTGATGCCGGCCTTGGTGAGGTTACGGCGATTGCTGGCGACGAGATCGGTGAACATGCCGGCGGTCTGAGCGACGGAGTCCTGGAACTTCTTCGATGTTTCCTTGTCCATCGGTTCCAGGCCGGAGCCGCGGGCCTTGAGGTCGTATTCGCGAAAGAAGGTGACCTTGATGCCCTCCTCGCTGAGCGCGTCGTTCCAGTCGACGTACATCATGTAGACGCCGATCGAGCCGCTGACGGAGGTCCGGGTGCCGTAGACCCTGTCGGCCGCGCTCGCGAGCGCATAGGCGGCTGAGCAGGCCTCTTCGTTGACCATCGCCCACACCGGCTTGCCGCCATAGCGCTTAGAGCCGGCCGCGATCTCGGCGGCGGCATCGAAGCACCCCGAGACTTCACCGCCTGGCGAGTGGATATCGAGCCAGATCGCCCGGACGGCGTCGTCCATCCTGGCCTGGCGCACCATGGTCATGATGCCGTCGTAGCCCGTCATTCCGGACCAACTGCCGATCCACCCTGACTTGTGGACGAGAGTCCCTTCGATCGGGATCATGGCGATGCCTTCAACGACATCATAGTAACGATCAGCCGATTGCGGCTCGCCGAGACCCTGCGACTTGCGCTCGTTCATCTCAACGGCGGTCATCGCCTCGGCGCCCATGCGCTCGAAGCTCGCAATGCCGATGCGCTCCGCGAGCGCGGCGACCAGCATCTCGGCCTTCTCCGGCCGAAGCATCAGCGGGGTATTGAACAGCCGTCCGGCGATGTGCGCCAGCTTGGTCATCGAGTTGCTCCCGCTGCTTCCTGCCGATCGACATTGTCGGTTGCATCGGCGCCATCGGATCCGCCGCCCGCACCGCCGGTACCGTCGCCCCCCTGCATCTGCTGTTCTTGGGTGAGCCCGTATTTCTTCTTTTCCTCTTCGACGCGCTTGGCGTTCCAGAGATTGTCCTCCCAGTCGTTGCCCTGTTCGGCGGCTTCGTCGGGGAGATTGGAGATGTACGAACTGATGCGACCCGTCGCGGCGTCGATTTCCTTCTTGGGATCGATGTAGCCGCGCCCCGGGCCGACCCATTCGCCCTGGCACAGGGCATCGCGGAAGACGTAGAACATCGCCTTGCCGCCCGGCACTTCGAGGAGATCGCGGGCGATCGATTCCTCGAGCACGGCGGCATAGACCGGCGCGCACAGGCTGCCGGTGAACATGTGGCGATCGCTCAAGAGGCCCCGCCAGATCTCGTTGAGGAGCGTCCTGGCGTTCGAGTAATTGATGCCGTTCCACTCGTTGCTCAGCTGCTCGCCGGAGAGGCCGAGCGCCGCCGCGACCGAATTGAGCACGCCGCGCTCGAACGCGACGAAATTGGTCGCGGGCCTGGTCGCGGAGATGGTCGACAGCTCGTCGCCATCGGGAAGGACGGCAACACGGACACCGTCGAACCGGATGTCCGCCTTGTCGTACCAGCCGGCGCGGAAGCTCTCGAGCGCCTCGAGCTCGTCGCCTTCGTCGCCAACCGGCGCCATGCTTTGAATCATCGCGTCGGTGCCGCGCTGGGTTTTCGCATAGAGCCCGAAGACCGCGTTCGTGACCGCAGCCTGGAGTTCGGTCTGGTCGTAGCGATCGAGCATCTTCATCCGCCCCATGACCGCCGACAGGCGGCCTACGGCACGGCGCTGATGCGCCCGCTTCTTGTCGTAGACGTGGATGAACATCGCGCGCCCCGAGGGGCTCTCACGCGGGAAGTACGTCCACTTGTACGCATCCCAGTTCGTGATCCCGACATCGCCGACATGGGCGTTGCGGATCCAGTAACCGATCGCGGCGCCGTCATCGTCGAGGACGACGCCGTCGCGGAGATGCTCGTCGTCGGGCTTGCCGTCCGGGTTGCAGAGGCGGTCGGGATCGATGATCTGGATGCAGGTCGCGAGGATGCCGCCGCGTTCCTTGAAATAGACCGCCGCGCACGCCTCGCCGTCGAGGATGTAATGATAATAAGCGAGACGGACGAGACCGCCGAAATGATGGTGCCGCTCGACATCGCAGAGGAAGCGCACCGAACTGCCCCAGAGACGGAACATGGACTCGGCCTTGCGCGCCCAGTCCGCCGCCCACTCCGCCGTCTGACCCATGGCGGCGAAGTCGGGCTTGGCCCTGAGCCAGATGCGCGGACCGACGACGGCGTCGACGCGCTTGTCGATACCGCCCTGCGCCCAGCCGCTGTTGCGGTATAGATCGCGCGACCTGGCAACGATCTTGCCCCGCGATGCGAGGATCTCGGCGTCGGCCGAGCGAAGCCGTGGATGCCAGGCACTCAGTTCCTGGCTCGTTGAGCTCGCAGCGTCATAGGCGTTCGTGCTGAGGACAACGCCGGGCCGGTTGCAGACATCGCTGCTGCCCCGCTTCACCGGTCCGGCCCGGCTGATCGTCAGCGCTGGTTGCCCGCGCTGCTGCACCAGCGGCGCGGTGAGTAGTGTCTGCATCGACTAGAACCCCGGCCTGATTGCGCGGAAGCGCGGTTTGTTGCTCGTCGCCTGTGCCACCGCGAGCTCGATCAGCGTCTCGTATTCGAGGATCGCCTTGTTGAGGTCCGCGATACTGCCGACGTTGAAGACGACCCGCCTGCCCTCGCGCCAGACTTCCTTGACCTGCCCGCCCTGCAGCGCCTGGATGCGGGCCTTGCGCAGCGCGATGAGGTCGGCGTTCAAGTCCTGCAGCGTCGATGTCGTCGGATCCGATGCTTCGGCAATAACGAGATAGCCGACCTCGGTCGCCGATTGATCGCCGCCATTGATGGCGATCGTGCCCTGGATACGCGCGGTCTGCCCGGCCGTCCCGCCGCTGACCTTCACATAGCTGAGCTTGCCCTCGAACTGGTTGCTCTGCTCGATGACAAGGCCGCCGCCGAAACCGTCGACGAGAACAGCCGAGGCGCCGGTGATGGTGTCAGCTGGGCCAAGCTCCTCCGACCAGTCGAAGGCATAGCGCTTGACCTCGGTCGGGTTCTTGACATTGTCCCAGGTGAACATCCGTGCTCCCTAATGTTGCGCCGCTAAGGTCCGCGCCTCGAGCCGCCCACGGCAACCCCGACGCGTGATCCGCCTTCCACAATTCCAACTTGGCCCGCCTCGTCGGCGACCCCTACGCGGCTGCCGCCGATGGCTTCGCCGGTGCGATTGCCGCCCTCGACATGGCCGACACGGTCGTTGGCGAGGACGCCGACGGGCGGATAGGCCGCGAATTCTCCAACACCAGCCGCCTCGACTACCGCTTCCGCGATCGATGAGCCGTCACCGACGATGACGCCGAAGCCGGCCGACACCGCGACGCCGGTTGCATAAGTTACCGTCCCGACATCCACCGAGCCGTTTGCGCTGCTCGACACCGATCCGGGATGGATTTCGACCGATGCTGAGCCCGCATCGCCGACACCAGCCGACGACATGGCCGCGCCAGTGACGCCGGCCGCGTGCCCGCCGATTGAGCCAGTGCCCGAGCTCGACACCGAGCCCGAAGCATCCGAACCGCCGCGCGCCGTAACGGCGCCGCTCGCCGAGCTCGCCGCGGCGGCGGCCATGATCTTCGCGGCGCCCGCACCAACACTGCCGATGGCAGAGGCGCTGACCGCGCCCGCTGCGATCCTGACGCCGGTCGCGCTGAAATCCGATGTTCCCGCAGCTGCGGCGGTTGCCGGCGATGTCGTCGAGCCCGGCGCTTCGGCATCGGCGCTGCCGCTGCCAGCTGCCTGGATGATGCCCGGCGCAACCGCTGTGCCAGCCGCGCTCGAGCTACCGCTTGCAGCCGCGTTCGCAACGCCTTGCGCCTCGGCGACACCAATCGCTGCGGCACCTGCGACGCCAGAGGAGGAGACAGCACCGCCCTTGACGGTGATGCTGTCGCCGGCAGTTGAGCCGGCTCCCGAGCTCGACACCGAGCCGATTGCATCCGAACGCCCCTGCGCGGCAGCATCGCCGATAGCCGCGGCTGCTGCCGAGGCAGGTGCAATCGCGGCCGAAGCAGCCACGAAGTCGCCCGCCGCTGACGAACTGACTGCGGCCTCAGCAATCGTGACGCCAGCCGCGCTGAGGACCGCTGCTCCCGCCCCCGCCACGTCACCAGAGGTGACCGTCGTGCTGGGGCTCTCAGCATCGAACCCGGCGCTGCCTGCAGCCTGGACGATGCCCGGCGCAACTCCGACGCCGCTGCCTGCGAGATCGCCGGCGCCGGCCGAGGAAAGCGCTGCAGCCGCGATCGAGAAACCTACTGCGCTGACAGCGCCGGAGCCCGTAGGCGCAACGGTTGATTCACCGACAGCTACGCCGGTGGCGCTTGCTGCACCCGTACCCGCCGCAGCGGCCGTGCTGGCGGCGACCGCCGTGTAAGTAATGATGACGCAGCCCTGTGCGCCATTGCCGCCGTTGCCGGACGCAGTGACGCCGGAACCGCCACCACCGCCACCACCGCCGTAATTGCCCGCATTGCCGCCAGCGCCGCCAGTCGTGCCGGTATTGTTCGATCCGCCGCCGCCGCCACCACCGCCGCCGGAACCGGCGGTTCCTCCGGCCGTGATCGTGGTTTCGGTGCCGGTACCGCCGAGACCACCAGCGAATGCCGTGGCATTATTGCTGCCGACACCGCCGCCGCCACCACCGCCTGCGCCGTTAGCACCGTTGCCGCCGTTCGCACCGTTGCCGCCGGCGCCGCCCGCAGTGACCGTGTCAAACTGCTTGCCGCCGGCGCCGCCGGTCGACGTGGTGGCCGCTACTCCGCCGCCGCCAGTTCCGCCGCCGCCGCCGCCGCCGCCGTCCGCGCCGTTGAGGCCGAGCGCGGCGAGGAACCGGCCTGTTGCCGTGCCGGCCGGTCCGCCGCCGCCGCCGCCGCTTCCGACCGTCGCGCCCTTGCCGGCGCCGTCGCCGCCGAACTTGACGTTGGTGCCGACACCGCTGCTGCCACTGCCGCCGGAACCGCCGCTGGCCGTATTTCCGGCAGTGCCGCCTTTCGCGAGCGCGCCATCCGAAGACAGGGTCGGCGGGCTGTTCGTGGTCTTGTTGAACCACGAATCGGAGCCGTTGGTGCCGGCGCTGTTGGCTGCGGTTGCGCCGCCGCCGCCGATGCCGACCCTGTAACTGACGGTGCTGACGCCAGGCGTGAGGCCGGAAAGCGAGACGCTGCTGCTGCTGAAGGCGCCGCCGCCGCCGCCGCAACCGCTCGCGCCATTGTTCGGCCCGCGGGAGCCGCCCCCGCCACCGCCGATGACGGAGACCGTGATGTTTACGGAAGTGTCTAGGTCAGCGGGTAGCGTCCAAGACCCGACCCCGACCGTCGATATGAGGACGGTCTTGGTCGCCACCTCTAATCCTCTCTAACCCAAGGGGCGGGCAATCCCTTTCAGATCAGGGCACCGGCACGAGCTGGTGGCGATCAGTCGACGTCGACTGATAAACGCCAGGATCGGTCACCGGGAATCCCATGCCGATGATCCGGTAGCCGTCGCCGAGATCGCCATTGGCACAGGTGTAATGATGATCGATGCAGCCGCGGAACCAACGGTTCTTGGTCGTTGGCGACCAAGCCTCGAAATAGTCGATGTGGAACGTCGAACCAGCAGGCAGACTAGGATACATCTCGTCGGACGAGAGGTGCCATTTGCCGGCGACGAAATTGGCGTCCGTCGTGTATTCGAGCCGGGGCTGATAGCTCGGCAGCACATAGGGGTGATCGGTCGGGCAGCGAACGCCGTTCGCCGTGTCGGGCAGATAGTTGACGATGTGCGAGCGATGGTCGGGGGCATCGAGATTGATCCCGTCCCAGCACACCGGCATCACCGCCTGGGCCACCAGAACGCTACTGGCCGGGCAGCCGGCCGCAACGACCGCCGCCATATTGTGGAACTGTCCGCGTGCGCTGAGAACATGGCTCGGCGTCCCGGTGAGATCGTCCCAGCACTCGAACCATTCCTGGTAGTAATTCAGCGTCGTCGGATCGTTGGGCCCGCCGTGGCCGGTTGCCATGTTGAATCCGAACACGAACTTGAGGCTGGTCGGGATATCGACGCAGATGCCCATCGAGTAGGTCCCGCCGCTCAAGACGGCGCTGTTGGGCATGGACGAGCAGTTCGGCGAGCCGTGTGGAAGCTGCTTGTAGTAGGTATTGATGAGGTCCGGCTTGACGACATTCCCGGCGCCGTCGAGCATCGCCGGTGCCCAATATCCGGTGCGGTTGATCGGATAATTGGTGCCGGCGTTCCCGCAGGTCGAGAGGCCGGTCGTGCGCAAGGTCTCGTAGGTCGAGGCCGCGTTCGCTCCGAGGTTACCCCAGAACTGGTGGAGGTGGCTGACGCCGAACTGGCCCGGATAGACGATCGGATCGTCGCGCAGGATCTGGCCCGCCGTGCAGTAGAACCTGAATCCGCTGACATCGTCGGGGCTGATCGGAGGCAGCCCACCGATCACGCCATTGGCTTCATGGCTGAGCTCGAGCCCGAGCGCCGTATCGAACGTGTCGGCTATCGGCACTATTCCGCCGGGAGATGGAGATGGCGTTGGTGTAGGCGTCGGGGTCGGGGTCGGGGTCGGGGTCGGCGCGACATCATTGTCCATCACGGTAATGGACGCTCGAGCGGTGGCTCCGGTGCTGGCAATGCCCGTCACGGTGATCGTGCGGGTACCATTCACGACCGCATCGTCCCTGGTCGGGATCGAGAGCGTGACGCCGGGATAGGCAGAGGTCGAGTAGGAACCGTCAGAGGTCGTGATATTGACCAGGCTGGCGCGGCCGTTGCCGCCGCTCTTGTTCAATGCGAGGCTGGCGGACTGCCCCTCGGTGACGGTCTGCGTCGACGGGGTGAGACTGATCGCGAGAGGCTTGCCGGCCGCGGCAGCTGCACCGGACGCGGCGAAGCCGAGCGTGAGCGCGGCGATCAGGGCGAGGCGGCGCATCATTTCTGCTTCTTCGCTTCCGTAGCCGCTGCCTTGGCGGCTTTTGCCTCGGCTGCCGCGAACTCGCGCTTGACGCGCTCGCGCGCCTCGAGCTTCGCCTCGCGCACGGAATCGTCGTCGGTGATGCCCTTCTTGAAGCAGTCCGTGACAGCCTGAGCCATCGCCGCCTCGATCGCCGCTCCGAGCCCACGCCGCGTCATTCCGCCAGCCGACGAGGTGCTCACCGATGCCGCGGCGATCCTGGGTGCTGCCTTCCTGACCATGACTTAATGTCCTTTCATCAGCTTTTCGAGCGTGGATCCGAGCAGTTCCTTGACCGCACGGCCGCGTGCTTCCTGCATCCGCGCCTTGACGAATGGCGCGTCGCCGAGGCGGCCCTCAGCCTCTGCATCGAGCACCGCATTTTCCATCTCGCGGCGGATCAGCGGCGCGATTGCCTTGCTCAGCGGCGACTGGTTGCCGAGCCGGCCGAGCGAGTTGCTGATCAGCACCGCCTCCTTGACGATCGGGCAGATCTGCTCGGCCTTAGGTTTGAGGTCGTCGGGCAGGAACGAGATATGCCCGCGTTCGCGCAGCCAGCGATGCGACCAGGCCCGCAGCCGAATCGGGATATTGCCCACCTGCGTCCGCGCCATGTGAAGCGCGACCTCGGCATCCTCGAGCGTCTTTGGTCCCTGCGCGGCGAGATGCGGGAAGAGGTCGCCCCAGTGCCGGCGAAGGGCCTTGTGATCGCCATCGATGAGGATGCGCTGGGCGACTGACTGGTTGGTCATCTAAGTCCCAGCAACAGACAGACGAAGAGGATGAGGCCGGCGACGATGAGCTTGAGGCCGGTCCTCAGATAGCCGCTGTCGCCCGTCGTCGAACCGAGACCCGCGAAGTAGATCAGGAGGCCTGCGGCGATGAGGGCAACAACCAGCGGCCAGGCGAGGAAGTGCAGGAGCCTTGCCGCGGTGATGGGGTCGTTCATCAGACCCGCCTTTGCCCTGGATGATAGCGGCGAAGATCGCCCTCTCGGGCAAGCTTCTTCGCTTCCCTTGCGATCTCGCGCGCAGTCGCGTTCGCCCGGCCGAGACGCGGTGCGGTGCGGACGATGGCCTGCGCACGCGCAGGCGAATTGGGGGTCGGCATCAGTCGAGCGTGAACGTCGATGCCGTGGTCAGGCGCGGCAGGACGCCGTTGCCGGTGACGATGTTCGGGGTGACCGTGCCGGACATATGGATGTCGCTCGCGCCGCCGCCTGTCTTGCCCGCCGAGGCGTGCGTGACCGTACCGGAGCCGCCCGTGCCCGTGGGGAAGTCGATGTTCGCCACTGGCGATGTCGAGCCGCCCGATGGGGCGGAGAAGCCGCCCGTGGTGCGCGCGGGCGTCTGGCGGGCATAGGACGTGTATGTCGCTTCCGACGTCGACTGCGTGCCACCATCGCCTGGGTCGGCCGTGTGCAGCGCCATGGAAATCTGGGTCTGTGGGCTGGATGCGGCGTTGTCCGCCATATTCGCCCACGCTGTCGCGCAGAAGATGAGACCGAGGATGGAGTTTTCAGCGGTATTCGAGAAGGACATGTCCTACCTCCGGTTGAGTTCGGCAAGTCGTTCCCGCGAAGTCGTCGCGGGTCGTCGTTTCTTCTGTTTCTTCGGGACCGCCTCACCGGCGGTTTCGTCGATCGGTACCGGTCGGGCCCACACCGGCCTGCGGGCCGGTCCCCGGGCATCGTCGAACCAGCGGATCTCGGCGCGCTCGGGCTGAAGCGAGACCCTCGCGGCCTCGGCGTAGACGAACAGGTCGAGCGCCTCGTTCGCGCCTCTGCGCTCGAACTTGCCGTCGATCATCACTTCGCCGCAGAGCTCGTCGTAGGTCGACTTCGGCAGTCCGGATGCGAAGTGCACCTGGCCCGGTCCAGCGTCCTCGACGGCGAGGCGCTCGATCGCCTGCATCTTCAGCCTGAAGACGTTCAGGGTGAATTCCTTGACCGCCGGCTTCATCGGATGCCCCTCGGCATCCTTGTTTATCTCCCGGGGGCTGGCGACCTCGGGCCCGGTCTTGCCTGCGGCGCCCTTCACCAGCATCAGGCGGTAGCCCTTGATGCCGCTGTCGCCGCTCCGCGCCATCCGGCGGGCGAATTCGCGAGCCTTCCATGTCACGCCGTTCTTGGGCTCGTCCTGGTTCGGATTGCCCGAACCGCCGGTGTCGACGCTGACGCACGCGATCGGCATGCCGAGCGAGGGATCCTCGCTCAGCGGGACGACCCGCTTGAGCAGGACGTCGCGGATGACGGTCCAGTCTTCCTGCCGCTCCGGCGGCCTCAGTTCCCGGCCTTCCGCGTTCGTGCGGATCGTATCGCGCTCGATCAGCCAGGAGCGGCCTTCGAGATCCCAGCCCCAGATCGCGTAATCGAACTTGCGACCGCCGACGTCGACAGACGCCGTGATGAAATCTACCCGGGGCGGGCAGGTCCCGCGAGCGAACGCCGGATTGAGTTCGATATCGGCGACACGCTGGGCGAGCAGCTTCGGGTTGAGCACCCGGCTGCCAGGGCCCGAGCCCTCATAGACGATACCCAGGTTCTTGGCCGAGAATTCTGCGAGCGGCTGCGGATTGCGCGTCCGCTCATAGTGCAGCAGCACCTCGACATATTCGCGGGCAAGCTGACCCCATGAATAGAAGGGCGACATGGTCCCGTGAATCCAGAAGCCGGCCGTGTCGCCTGGCTTCGTCTTTCCGGTGACCCGGCCGTCCGGGGTGATGATCTCGCCGGCGAAGACCCATTTGCCGGCAAGGTTCATGCTGTGCTTGTGCTTGTCGGCGATGCGCTTGCCGCAATGCGGGCAGCCCAGGCCGGCGGTGTCCCTTACCCGGTCGAGCAGCTCGTCGTCGTCGAGCTCGTCGTCGCGCTCGTACTCGAGCCGCATGTACATGTCCGAGGTGACGCCGCTGACGCTGTCGATCACCTTGGGCGCGAGCGAATGCGGGCTCGACCATAGCTTGCAGTGCGGGCACGGCCAGTACCAGAGACCCCGATTGCTAAGCAGCCAGAAGCTCGCGATGCCCGCTGTCCAGCCGGCGTCGGGGTGCGATTCCATGTAGAGCTTGAACTGTGTCCCGAACGCCCGGCCGCGGACCCTGGCGAGGCCGCGAAAGGCCGCTCTCAGCTTGACCCTGAAGCCGTCGACCTCGGTCGCCATTATCAACGGCGCCTGCTTCTGACGAACGGTGCCGGGGTTGGCGGGGAAGAGCTGGATTGCCCGGCCCGCTACCCGCTTGAACTTGCGCTTGTTGTCGGTCGGGCGCTTGCCGACCTTCTCCATGATCTCCGGGTGGAGGGTGAAGAAGTCGGCGAATTCCTTGTCGGCGTAGGAGTTCACATCCTCGGCAGCCGGCAGATAGATGATGGTATCGGTTAAGGGGCCGTTGCGAAGCCGCTTGAAGAGATGGTTCTCGCCCGCGATCGACTTGCCGGTTCGACCAGGGCCGACGACATCGACCTCGATGAACTGCGGATCGTCCATCGCATCCTGCGGGCCGTCCATGTACGGTGTGAGCTTGCGATCATAGAGCCGCTTCTGCGGCTTGCCGTCCGCATCCATCGCCCCCTCGGAAGCGGGCAGATGGCGGTGCTGGGCCGCACACTCCTTCGTCGAAATGTCCTCGGGCGGCAGCAGCAGCTCGAGGTTGTCGTTCGCCGATGCACGGGCACTGGCGCAGTAGGCGTCACGTCCGAGCCGATCGAGCTCTTCCTGTACGGCGAGGAGCGGTTGCAGCATTGGGGTTCAGGCGCTTGCCCAGCTTGTCATGCGTCCTGACAAGTACGCTGCGCATTTCCTCCCTCACTGCGTTCCGCACCGCCGCCGGCCAGCGGCCCGATGGGTCGAGCCGGCCAGCCGTCGACAAAAGCTCGGCCTGGATCGTGGAAAAGATATCGGCGATCGTCGCCTCGAACTCGGCAAGCGGCACATAATTACGCTGCTCGATCTTGCGCCGCTGCATCGAGACCTGGAGTGCATCCAAAGTCCGCAATTCATCGAGCGACATCCCCGCCTCGGCGAGCTGCGGGTCGAACCCGGCCATCTCCGCCATCGCGGCGATCCTGGTCGTCCGCTCCTTGAGCTTCGCGGCCAGCACCTTGATGATGTAGTCGATGGCTTTCAGCGCATCGAACTTGTAGGCGACGCCCTCGCTGCCGCGCATCAGGCACGGGAAGTTGGGGTCCTCGTCGACCATGGGCTTCAGGGTCGACCGCCACGACATGCCGACGATCTGCGCCAGCTCCTCGGCCTGCACCGGCCCCTTGATCTTCGACTTGACGAACTTGGCGCGGCGAGCCTTCAGCAGCTCGATGCGGGCGCTCGGATCTGCGATCGCACGGGGCAATCAACCGGCCTTCCGACGGCGGGCATGTGAAAGGGAATTTCGGCATGTCGCCGCCGGTGGCCGAGGCTCCGCCGATGAGGCCGGCAAAGCACCGAACTTTATTTTCGGATGTGAGGGCAGGGCGCTCAACCGGCAACTCCGCCTAAGAGAAAAGCCGCAGAAAACTGCGGCTTTTCCGGTGTCGATGAGCAGGGCTCGCAATCCGTCTCGCGGTGAAAATTGGCATATTCGGGCCGAAACGCAACAGATTTTTTCGGCATCAATCACGGAGCCTCAGCGCGGCCTGCACGCGAAGACCCTCGCGAGTGAGGCGGACGCAGTGCCAGCGCTTCGGATCGGCGACGATCTCGACAAGCCCGCGCCGCTCGAGCGCTCGCACGGTGCCGCGGAAGCTGACGCCTTTCCGCCCAGCAACAACGTCCGGCCATTCTCGCGGCCAGGTCGCAACATGATCGACGAGCGTCCAATCGACGTCGTCCGAGCATCGGCGCAGCACATGGCGCATGGATGGAGAAAGCTCGTCCGCAATAGCATCTATCTCTGCTACCGTCGTCATTCAGGGCTTGGCGGGCGGTTCGGGGAGCGGCATCCAGTGAGTCGGGCACAGGACATCAAAGCCACGTCCGGCGAAAGAAGAATAACGATTGCCAACGTAGACCCTGTCCGCAAACACCAAGAACCGAGCCCGCCGCCCTTTCGGCGCAGTCTCAATCGGCTGCCACCCCAGCTTTAGCTCAACCTCACCCATTACGACTTCCCTTCACGGTCGAGCGCCTCAATCACTTCAAGCGCCATGTGGCCGTACAGCGCGAAGGCTATGCAGCTACCACCCTTTGGCGTGTCGCAATCCTCGCAGTGCACATTATAGTCGTCGGGGTCGTCGCCGTCGTCCGCGTCACGGCTGCGGCACATCGCTTTGGCTGCGCAAAGAACACGGTCGCGTTTGGTGGCGGGAATGAGGTTCCACATCGCCGGTTCGTCAATGACCATTACGACTTCCTCCATCTCGTGCTCTTAGGACGGCGGCGACGCGCTCACCCTTGGCAGTGAGCAAATTAGGGATGCGCTTGCTGGCATAGCCTCTCTCGACGAGCCTACGCCGTACGTCGGATCGAACTGCGAGACGAAAATAGTAGCCGCCGACCGAAGGACCGTATCGCGCACCAGATAAAGCAAAGGCTTCCGCTGAAGTAAGCTTGCCGATCTCGCGTTCGAGTGCCTTCTTCTCGCTTTTCATTGGTCGCAGCCGTTCGCTCGCTCGCCGGCCAAATCGACCATCGCGTTGTCGCGGCTCTCGCCCTTGTCCCAGAATATCAGGATTGCCGGGTCTTCTAGGTCCATATCCTCGCCGGTTTCCTTGCGAGCGCAAATGATCTTGCGTTCCAGCGCGAACCTCTGATCTGCGCCAGTCACAGCGCGCACCTTGCCGCCTTCAACCTCGACGCACTGGGTTGCCTTCGCATCCTGAAAGCCGCAGCTTACCAACCCGGCCAACAACAGAGTAATCATGGCTGCTTCTCCTCGCTTTTCGGGGAAAGGGCGGTGTCGATTAGCTCTATGATAAACTCAGCGTCACTCGGCGCTCCCGAAGGTCCCGGCCCTCTAGTCGCGCGATCCGCAACCCTCCGGACGTTTCCCAGCACTGTCCGCAACCGCTCAGCTTCATTGCACTCGATGTTGGCTATCGTCATTTGCTGCTCTAGATCGTGCTTCAGCGCCTCGTTCTCCTCCATCACGAGTGCGAGAAGATCGGCGGCTTCGGTTGTCCAATAACCTCCGCAATCACCGCGAAGTTTGGGTAGCAGCTCGCTGATCTTCTCCTGCAGCACTTCTCCATCTTCACCTGTTGTCATGCGATCAGCCTTCCTAATCCGAGCAGCACCAGCACGGCACCAGTGGGCAGAGTGAATGCCGGGATGCGCGTCTGGATTGGCGAGTTCAGGTTGAGGTAGAAGAACACCCAACCGACGAGTAGGCAGACCATGCCGCCAATGAGTAAGATCAGTGTCATACGTCACCTTCGAGCTTGGCGAGGAGGGCGTCATCCGTAGGAGTGCCAATTCCGCTCTGATTTAAGAGCTTCATTGCGTTACGAAGTCGCTCCACAAGCTCTGCATGATGAGATGCTTCGAGGGCGGCCCGAGCTGCACTGAGATGGCCGTCAGTCAACCATGGATCGAAGCGTGGATCATCTCCGGTGTACGGCGTGCCACCGCAACGAGAGCGTTCATCTTCGCCAATCGCGCGCGCAACCCGATCCACAATAGGCAGTGCTGCCCCTGCTTTTTGGTTTGTCATGCTGGTTCGCCTCGTGCTTTGGCTAATGCTGGACGCCCGATACGTTGGGCTAGAGCAGTGACGGCTATGGAGTCACCGTGCGAATTATCGGCTTCAGCGACAATGGCATTTAAGGCGTTATACAAATCGGCCGCGGCGTCTTTCCGATGGGCGTCGGCTGAGCGGCGACGAGCACGCTCCCGGTCTGCCGGTCCGGGTTTTCGCGTCAAATTGCGGCACATGCGGCAGCGTTTAGTCTGCGTCCCATTTTTTCTCTTGCCGTATTTGGTGTTGAACTCGGTGCGGGGGTGGCCGCAGGGATAGCGCTCCGGATCGAAGCTGATCCTTTCTCGATGTGGGTTAGGTGTGGTCATAGGGGTTTTCCTTCGCGCTTCGCTTTGCCGTCCCGGTAGAGGGCGTGGATGAGCGGCCCATCCATGACGGCGAACATGATCAGCGCAGCCGTCATCACGGCGGGGATCGCAACGACGACATCGATTGCGAACTTGCGCATTCTCATCCTCCCATGATTCCGGAATGCGCCGCCGCCAGGCTAGCGTCGTCGACCTCGCGCTCGGCGTGCCGCATCGCGTCCGGCCAGAGGTCGAGAGCATCGATCAGCAGGCGCCGGGCGCGGGCCTTTCCCATGCGAAACTGGATGGCGATCATTGAATAGGAGACCGGCTCGCCGACCAGCATGTCGAGCACTGCTCGCCTCGGCTCGGGGATCCGCTCGCGCCACCAGCCGTAGGCGACCTCGCGCCGCACCCGCATGATGCCTTCGACAAGGCTGTTCCGGCCGCTGCCGCTGTAGTCGACCCGCATCTCGTAGGCCTGGGCGCGCACGGCGACGTCCGCCTCGATCGATTCCGCGACGGCCGCGATCTCGCATGCCCAGCCGAGCTGATCCGCATTGATGTGGCCCGCCATGAACATCCTAGCGAGCGCGCCCTGCCGGGTGCGGGCGGCGTTCTCGTGGGTCTCGGCCGTGCCCTCGTTCTTGTGATCCCAGCGCTTGAGCATGCGCGAGCGGCCGACGATCTGGCGGAGGGATTCGACCCGCGCCTGATACATCGCGTCGCTCTCGCCCTCGAGGGCGGCGATCCCGTTCACGAGCCGGGGCGCTTTCCTGACCTTCTCCTCGGCGGCGGTCGCGATGCGGCGAGCGACCCGCTCCTGGTGCTCGACGTATTGCCGGCGCTGCTTCTCGACGCGCTGCCGCCTCTCCTCGAGCATGGCGAGGCGCTCCTGCCGGCGCTCGTGGCGCAGGCGTCGGCGTTCCTCGCGCGCCTGCTTCCCATACCAGCCGGG